ATAAACAGTATTACCATAAAGTAATCTGCTTCCTAAAGGAAACAGTTGAGTAAGTCCTGAAGTAAAAGGATCTACTGTACCATATTGGCTTCCGCCTTTACCTACTATGAAATCAGCAGGTCCATATCCTGTTGCTGCTGCATATTGAATATGTCCACCATCATCAGTATAAATATTACCGTCTGCGTTGATTACCAACCCGTCAGTAATTGCACCTGTAGTTGAATTTGTATCAATGGTTTTAAAACCACCTTCAGACCTAACTGGTCCACTAAATGTCGAATTCGCCATAATTTCCTCCTTCGGAAATAAGTCTTATCGTCTCGGCTTGTCTGCTAGGTCAGTCGATAAAACAAATATAATTATCCTAGTACTTCTGATTGTATATCATCCNTATAAAAAAGAAAAGGGATCCGAAGATCCCTTTAATTTATTCAATCAAATGAATTATGCTCCTGGTGAGCCAAATATGCCTCTCCAGTCACTCCATCCAAAGCTATATCGTTCTCTAGCTTTGTATCTTACATTTCCAGTTTCAAAGTCACCTTCCATGTTAGTAGATACAGCTGTCCTAACGAAATGCTTAAGACCATTTGGAACATCCGTTTTAAGGAAGAACGCATCAGTATCTGTTAGGTAATGATTTACTGAGTAGCCTTCTGCGACCATACCCATATTGCGAATTGCATTTATATCATTATCTGAAGTACCGACTCTTCCTGGTGTTTCCAGTAGTCTGTCTGCAGTGAATTGCAAAGCAGGTGGAATTATTAATTTCCTTGCTTGTGCATTGATCTTAAGGTTTCTTTCATCTTTAAAATCAGCGATGTCAATCAACGCTTGTTCTAATGATGTTTCATTAAGATCTGCTGCGGTAGATAGCTCATTCTTCATATCAACGTTAGCAACGGTAGGGTGGTCTGTAGCGCAAAGCTCTTTTCCATCACCGCCCACATAAGATGAACTAAAAGCATTGTTAAGAACGTTAGCCGCTTTAACTTGCTTTGTTTGTTGCATCGAACGTGCTAATGCTCTTGTATATCTAGAAGAAAGAGTATCGTAGAGATTATCTTCGATAGCTTCTTCTGTCAATGCAAAAGCAAGTGCTACAGTTTCATGAGAATATCTTGCTGTCCAAGATTCTTGCGCTGTGTCGTATGTGACCGCCGCGCCTTCACCTTTAACAGAAGCTTCACCGAAGCCTGTTAGCATAACTTCTTCTTCGAAAGCTCTTTCTGAGTTTTCGGTATCGAAGATGTCTTCATGCTCATTATTATAACGCTCGTACTCTAATCCGAAGAGTGCGTGCAATCCTGGAACTAACTCTTTTACGAGTTGTGCTCTGTTAATAGCCATTTATTACTCTCCTGATTAAACCGCGAAGGTATTAGTTGGGAACGTGAAGTAAGCTCTTGCATAAGCACCAATCTCATTTGATGGTGCCAAGTTAAAACCTACGCATAACGCCACTCCAGAACCAGTTGTTGCAGTAGCACCTTCTTTCGATCTTCCGTTGACTGTAGAGCCAGCAGTAGTTGAAAGAGTGTACTTGCTGCCGATGAAACTTACAGCAGGAGTTCCTGCAGTAAATTGAGCTTCGTAAACGATACCAGGATCGCTATAAACCAAAGCTTCAGCATCAGCTGATCCTTGAGTAGCAGTGTCAGCAGTCCAAACTTTTGAAAAAGTTGGAGTGCCGTCGGTTGCTGTGTAATACACGCCGTAAAAAACACCTATAGGTGTGGTTGTCGCCGTACTTTGAATGACGTAACCACTTGACAACGTTACTACATCACCTGAAAAGATGGATGCATCTGTTGCACTAGCGATTCTCATACGAGCAGGACGAATAACACCACCATACATGTGATATGCTGGCGTAAACCCGTTTGGGGCATCTGTATTAGCCATAATATACCTCTATATTTATTATTGTTGTTATTAATTTAGTCAGATTTATTCCGACTACCAAATTGAACCTTAGATGACCTTTGAATGTCTCCATCCTTTAATGGCATCTTAGGATCGCTTTCTCGCAAATAGTTATGGTCGACACCGTCTAATTGATCTTTCGCTTGTGTATTAAAATAAGCGTTTCTCTCTTGAACAGTTTCTTCTGGAACTTTTGCAAGGATTAAACCACCAACTCCTATAACACCTGAGTTAGATCCATCCTGTACAGTAGGAGCTTCGAAATCTGGGAAATCTTCAGCTCTTACAGGCTCATAACCTTCTCGAATACGTTTTGACATATTCGATTTGTCATCATAGCCTCTTACGGATTCACGGATCCACCTGAATTTATATCCAGGAGGTGCTTGGGGTGCGTCTAACATAGACGGGGGAGCCCATGGCTTTCTGCGAGTTTGAGTGTCTCGAGTCTGTGCAGATCGGGAGCTGCGTTCTGTTTTTATTTCTTCTGTCATATTATACTCCTATTGCTCAATATGTTTTGCGTACTCTTCAAGAGGCACATTCAGTCTTTTAGCTATTGCTACTTGACTTGGTGTGAGTTTTACTTTGCGTGCGGTTCTTTTACCTGTAGCCCCACGGCTGGAGGCAGCAACTTGCTGCACTGGTGCATTTTGCTCTTCTGAAAACTTATTAGGAAAATATTCTTTCATTCGCCCATCGACTTTAGAATAATATCCATCAGTTGAAGGATCAACTCCTTCTTCTACTAATTCTTTATGTATACCAAACGCTGCGTAAGTCATCGCTTGATCACTTCCAAACCATTCATTTTTATTAGCCCACTCCTGTGCTTTAGGATCTGGGGGAGGAGCTGATTGTTGAACAGGAGCTTCGGGAACTTCAATTTGATTTTCATTTGAAGATTCTCTAACTTTTTGTTGTGCAGATAACCTTCTAAGGTTTTCATGTTCAGCCGCACTTCTTGAAAGTTGTTCTGTTGCTGTAGCAATCGCATCTCCGTCTCCCTGTTCATTAGCTTCTTTTAAATGTATTTTAGCTCGTTCTAGGTCAGATTGTATACGATTATCGTATTCTTTAAAAAGAGAAGAGTCGGAACTTTTTAATTTATCCCGTAAACTGCTGTTATCTGTGTGTATGCTTTGGGCATAATTAACAGCTTCATCTCGCTGTCTTTCAGCTTCTCTCATTTTATAAGTTAGTTTATCGATACGTTTTTGGACGCCTTCGCTAATAGTGTCTAACTCATCTTTAGGAGCGTTAGTTAATAATTCAACCTTTTGATCAGGTAACGAATCATCGACATCAGCTTCTCTTATATCAACTTCCCCTTCAGGAAGTTCTAGTTCTATTTCTAAATTTTCTGCTTCTTCTTGCATGGTATTCTCCACGTTTATGATAATATATCTTCTGGATTATCGATAGTTGCTAAAATCTCGTCATCATTTAATAGTCGCATATCGCCACCATCAATCATAAAACGAGCTCCTGCGTATCTTCCAAATATAACCCAATCTCCTTTTTTGCACCAAGCTCCATCAGGAAACTTATTTAAGTCTCCATAGGCATCAGGTCCAAGGTCAACAACATAACCTACAACAGTCGCTAGTCTTTCTTTATCTAGTGTCTGTTTAGCTAAATGTATGCCGCCCTTGGTTACTCCTTGAGTAACAAAAGGAAGGATTAATATTCTATATCCAGTAGGGTGCGGTAATTTCTCCGAGTGCGAGTCTAGTGTATCAACGGTTAAAGTAGATTCTGGTTCACGTTCTGCAACCTCTCCTTTACTACCAAAGTTATCAACTCGATTTGGAACAGTATCAGTCATATGATTCCTCCATATTTTTATTTAAAGTTTGAAGTTCCTGCTCCGCAACATTCAAACCAGCTATTTCACCAACGATTCGGTGGTACTGCTCAATATCTTGAGCTCCTCCTGACGCAAGTGTGTGCGAGAGAGCTTCTTTTCTCTCTCGATAAGTACGGAGCAAATGCTCCGCCGCTAAGATAAAGTCCATTAATTACTTAATTGAACGATACCAAAGAAGTCCTTTAGTCTGCCCGTAAGCAGCTTTAACTTTTGCCTCTTCTGGCTTATCTAAACAAACCCCTGCTTCTACAGACTGTGTTCTAGTGTCGTCTTGCATAGACGGTTCACTAGGAGCAGCTCTGTTGTTTTGTTTAGAAGGTGCTGGGTATTTTTTAGATGCTTCGTAATATTCTCGCATTATATTTCTCCGTTTTGATTTGTACTTTCACGTACTGTTTTAACTAACTCAGTAAAATTCTTTTCGACATCCCGCTGAGTTCGTAATTCTGCTTCTTGTAAATCAACAGCAGCTTTTACGTCTTCTCTTTCATTTGCTGCTGCAATTTTTTCACGTTCAAGTTGTCCTTGCATGTCTGCTTTCATTAACTCAACTTCTTTATCGCGTTGATCTTTTCCTTCTTTCTGCGTTAGCTGATCACGTTCTAATTGTAGTTGAGCTTCAAACATTTCACGTTGTGGGTCCCGTTGTGCTTGTTGTTGTGCTTGAGCCATAGCTTGTGCTTGACCAGTAACTTGTTGTGTCGCTTGTGCTGCCATCATAGCTATTTCGTTCATAACTTCTGGAGGCATCTGTCCATCTTCTAGTGATGGAAGAGGCTGACCAATAACTTGTTCTATTTGCAGTTTATACAACATTGCTTGATGTTCTTGAATATTTGCACCTATTGCTTGTAAGGCAGAAGGATTTTGTTGAACCATTGGATTTTGCATAAAAGCACTGTGAGCAGCGATGTATGCTTCGTGGTTTTGAAAATCAAAAGCTTTAATTGGATTACCTGTTAAAACAGCTTGTTCTTCACTAATCGGGTCTCTAGGAACTATTTCTGCTTCTTTAGGCAATACTGAGTCAATGTCTTTTATATTTAATGCTAAATACATTTTACGATAAGCTTCTCTTAAATTATGTAATTCAGGTGCAGCTTGAGCCATTTGTAGTTGTGTTTGCGCTAAAACTATTCTTTGTGTCATACTGAAAATATTTGGGTCACTTACAGGTATAACATCTACCGAACTATCGAAATCTTCTTTAAATACGTTTTCAGAAGCTCCTTGGACTTGATAAGGGTATTCAGGAGGTAAAAATTCACCAAATACTCTTTTTAATATTTTAAACTCTGTTTTTTGTGCATAATGCAATCTTTTATGGATTGCGGACATCACACGTTGTCCTTTTTCTAATAACGCAACAGTTGTTCCAACAGGAGCTTCGGAATTGCCGTCTCCTGTAGGTTGTTCTACCGTTGCTGCAAATTGTTTACCTGAATCAATTAAAGACCCTAATAATGACGTTAATGTAGCACTTGGTTCTTTATATGGTAACGGCATAAACGCATCGGTTAATCTTCCCCCTGGAGCGTCAACGTCTCGCCATTCTCCAGGCTGGAGCGGGTCATCATGTCTTTGGATGTTGAGTCCTCTGGACTTGAATCCAGCAGGAAGATTAGAAAGTGTGCCTGCGTCGATTAATTGACGCAAAATAGCGGTAACTGACTTAGTTAACCCACCCATCATGTGAATTAACCCAAATCCGTAAAAACCTAGTCCTGGAAGAAATTTAAAATGAGCAAAATGTTCAATTTTATTTCTCATTGGGTCTTTTTCTTTATAATTAGGTCTAATTGATAAAACATCATTAGTATCTTTACAAATAGTCACAATATACGGCAATGCTAACCCTGTTGGTTCTCCTTCTTCGTCTGTATCTTCAAAATCTTCTATATCTAGATTAACATGCATTTCTAAAAGAGTATATTCTTCATTATTTGTGGTTCTGCTAATGCCTTCAAGTTCTTCTATCTTTTTATCGACATCACTTGTGTCCGTAGAAGAAGGATCCATTAAATCTAGGTCTTTATAAAACCCTGATACCTGCATTTTGCGTAATTCGTTTTCTGCCATGTGAATTACATGAGTAATTCTAGGAGCAGTTAACAAATCAACGGCATAATACGGAACAACTAAGTCTTCTGCTTTAACAAACCTCGAAGTTGCTCGACCTAAACTTGGATCATAGTAAATTTTCTTAAATGCGGAACCTGATAAAGGTAAGTAAAAAAGTAATTGATCCATTTCAGGGTCAAACTCTTCCATTTTGTAAGTTATTTGATAATTCATGAAGTTTTTTACGCGATTAGCTTTTTCTAACTTCGCATCGTCTGTTATTCCTAAAACTTCTGTGTCTACTGGACCCCCCGCAGGTAATAATTCTTTGTAAGCTTGAGATTGAAACTGTGTTACAGCTTCAGAAAGGATTGGGTGGTAAACACCTGACGCTCCTTCGAACGGTTGTGATCTATCTTCTCCACGAATACCTAATAAATCTAAACCTTTACTAAAAGTTGTAAACCAATCCTCACGAGATTCTAAATCTTCTTCGTAAAGGCTAACTAATTCAGAAGCAAGAGAAGACAAATCTCTTTCATCCATAACTTCTGCAAGGTTTTCACCAAACTGTAAATTATCTTTTTCCTCAGGATCAAACCCTAGTGTGGCGGATCCATCTTCTGATAGAAATACTTCCATATCGGAAGAATCCATCAGTTCGGGTTGTTCTATTTCTAGTTCTATTTCTTCTTGTGATCCTGGAATCACTGAAAATGGTTGTCGTTCTATAGCCATGAGGACAAACTGTACTCCTTATTTACTTAATAATAAACCCATTGACGAGGTTGGTAATCTTCATCGTCATTGTAGTCTGATGTTAACGTTAAAAAACCACCTTCTCTAAACCTAGCCAACGCTAAAGTTGTGGCATCTACTAAGTCATCGTTTTCTCCGCCAGGAAAATCTGAAACTTCTTCCATTAGCTCTTCTCCCCACCTGTTATCAGGAACCCAAACTCTTCCGTCTTGGAAAATTGGAGATACTGCGTTTAGTCTCGCTATCTTATCTTGTCCTTTTCCTGGTGAAAAGGTATTTACGGGAATACCTACTCGACGTAATTCTTGTACCAATGGAATACCACTAGCTTTTGCTTCAATAATTATTGTATCGGGTTCCCAATATTCATATAACCGAAGTGCTTCCGCTTTTAATTCAGGGAAATCAAATCTTTCTTTTATACAATCAATTAAAATTAAATGCGCTTCCCCACCCGCGTAGTTTTCCTCACCTATTTTACCTTCGGGGTAAAAAACACCCCACGTGGTTATTGCAGTAAAGTCAGCTCTTTCTGATTTTAAAAAAGCTGTATCGTAACTTTGTATTAAATAATCACACTTAGGAGGATCTTCTTCATCCCAAATTTTAAACCATTCTTTAGGGATAATTGATATACCTTCTCCCGTAGGTCTTTGCATATATTGCGAAGCCCATTTAGAAGGACTAACCGAAGCTTTAATAGTTTGTAGTTCTTCTAACTTCCAAAAGTTAGACCAAAGTGATTTACCACTTGGTAATATTGCAGGAAACTCTATTAGTTTCCATTGGTCTGCTCCTTCGTCTTGTGCCATCTTTTTCATTAAACGACCCGTCAGATCTTTTTTAGACCAACGCGTCATAACAATTACGATTGCCCCTCCAGGTTGTAACCTTTGTCGCGGTCCCGACATAAACCATTCGTATGCTTCGTCTAATGCTTTATCAGACATCGCATCTTGTTCAGAATGTGGATCATCAATAATAAATAGATCCGCGCCCCTTCCAGCT